GAACACAGATTCTCATGTTCGCGGTAAACCGTTGAACTACACAATTTTGGCGACTGAGTTTCAGTTAGCCCCAATGCCGGACAACACATATACGGTTCAATTGCTGTATTACTCTGCTCCGACATTCCTATCAAGCGCGAATTCAAGTAATGCGTTTATGGCTAACTCTCCCGATGCTTTGCTTTATGCGGCATTGTTGGAAGCAGAACCATACATCATGAACGATGCACGAATTCAAACATGGGCTACCATGTATCAAAGGGCAATCGACACATTGGTTAGATCGGATGAATCTGCTCAATACTCGGGTGTACCACTCGCAATGACTTTATCAAAGAGGTAAAAAATGGCTGCAATGTCCAACTATCTTGAGAATGCTTTAATCAATGAAGTACTTCGCGCAACTGGCTACACAGCACCTACAACTGTCTATGTTGCACTGTTTACGAGTGACCCTACAGATGCCGGTAGTGGTACTGAGTGCAGCGGTACGAGTTACGCTCGTCAGTCTGCTACTTTTGCTGCTCCCTCTAATGGTGCTTCTAGCACTAGCGCAGATATTAATTTCCCGCAAGCTGGTGGAGCATGGGGAACCATCACTCACTTCGGTATTTTTGACGCTCTTACTAGTGGGAATTTGTTGGTACATGGTGCTTTGACCACTTCCAAGACAATCGACACGGGCGATGTGTTCAAAATCGCTAGTGGCTCTCTGACTGTCACCTTTGCGTAATGGCAGATGTTTGTGGCCCTTTCACGCTTGAACAGCTAGACCTATTCGGGAGCATCGATAGTCTAGCCTTCTCGCTTGATTCAACCGTTTGGACTGATGCGAACACTTGCATCATTGAAGCGGCGGCATCCGCATCGGGTGCAGGGTCGGTCAACGCAAGCCCCGTAGCAGTATTGGCGGGTGCATCGTCTGTCAGTGGTGACGCACAAACGCAGATAACTTACATTCGTGTAAGAAACTCAAGTGCATCGGTAAACAGTACAGCGACTTCTTCTTCCGGCTCACAAGTCACCTATGTTTCGAGTGCTTCGATTACGGGGCTTGGAACGGTATCGGGTGACGGGATAAGGGTAAGGTTAGGCTCGGGTTCGATTAGTGGCATAGCGACCGTTCTAGCGGTTGGAAGCGGCATCTTCTCAAGTGGTGCATCGGTCTCCGGCTCTGCATCGATTGTTGGTGACGGGTTTAGGGTCAGACAAGGCGCGGCTAGTTTGTCCGGCGCGGGTACGGTATCGGCGACTCCTATCAGAATCAGAACCTCTAGCGGGTCGATCAATGGGGCTGCTACGGTCTCGGCTCTCGGTGGGTTGGTCTCAAGTGCTGCGGGTATTCTGAACGGGATAGCGACCGTTTCTGCTGTGCCAACAGCGACATTTCAAGCGCAGATGAGTGTTAGTGGAACGGTGACGATTTCTTGCATTGGCATCCGATTGGGTGACAATTGGTCAAATGTCGCGGCTGACTCAAACACATGGACAGATGTTAGTGTTGGTGGGAACACATGGACAACCGTAACCGCTGACGCGAATACATGGACAGATGTGGGAACATCGGGAAATACATGGACAGACACCGCAACGAATTCAAATGAATGGTTAAGGAATGGATGATGCCTACTCAAAGAATCGCATTAGGTGAATGGCTCCCCGATCAACCGGGGCTAACGGGGGCATTGACGGTTGCAAAGAACTGTTATCCGGTAACTGCGGGATATGGGGCATTTCCGGCAGAGGCCAATTTCTCGGCTGCGGCTGCGGAGGATTTGACCTCATTGGTATACGCCAAAGACGAAAACGGCACGACCAAACTGTTTGCTGCTGGCCTACACAAGATTTATTCTGTGGACTCTGTTGGGGCTTTGACGGGTGTTTTTAGCTTCACGGGCACTTATTCCCAAAGCGGCACGACCACTCTAACGGTGACTTCCATTGCTCACAAGCTGAAAACGGGTGATTCGTACTATCTAAACTTCACAAGCGGCACAGCGACAGACGGTCAATTCACCGTGACTAAGCTAACTGCGGACACATTCACTGTAACGACCACATCTGCGACCACTTCGGGCAATGTGACCATTTCGCGGGTGGCAGACGGGTACGACACACAAGAGGGCCAACGGTTTCGCTTTACCCTTTTTGGGAATCAGATCATTGGGACAAACTTCACTGAGAGGCTGCAAGTCTATTCAGCGGATGGAAGTTCATCGTTCAAGAATCTGTCAGACAGTGCGCCTATCGCTAAGTTCATCACTGTGGTGCGGGACTTTGTGGTTTGCGCCCATCTCGATGAGAGTGGCACGACTCGCCCATATCGGGTGCGGTGGTCAGCAATCAATGATGAGACCGATTGGGTTGAGAATGTAAACACTCAATCTGATTATCAAGACATTCCCGATGGTGGACACATCACGGGCATTCGCGGTGGCGAGTTCGGGATTATTCTGATGGAGAAATCAATCTCCCGCATGAGTTACGCCGGAACACCGTTCATCTTCCAATTCGACAACATATCACGGGGCAAGGGCTGTATTGCTGCGGGTTCGGTGTGTCAGTATCAAGGGCTAACTTTCTTTTTGTCAGACGATGGGTTCTATGTCTGCGATGGGCAGAAAGTCACTCCTATCGGGGCAGAGAAGGTAGACCGCTTCTTCTTCAATGATGCGAATTTGGACTTCACCACAATGTCAGCGGCGGCAGACCCAATTCGCAAGATGATTATGTGGAACTACCTATCCATTGACGGCACAAGAAAGATGATCGTGTACAACTTCACGATTGGCAAATGGTCGTACATGGAGACTACAGCGGACTACATTTCAGACGCTTCAACCGCATCTGTCACGCTTGAACAATTGGATTCTGTGAATGCCTCAATTGATGCTTTGGCGGTAAGCATGGACTCGGGTCTTTATGCCGGTGGAAAGTATTTCCTCGGTGGGACAGATGGGACACGGGTTATCACCTTCACCGGAGCAAACAAATCAGCAGTTCTTGAAACTGGCGACATTGACGCGGGACGCTCGATAGTGATGCTGGCCCGTCCTTTGGTGGATAACGGCTCTGCGAGTGTTTCTGTGGCCTCTCGGACGCTTCTAACGCAAAGTCTGTCGTTTAGCAATGCGGCTGCGGCTGACACTGATAACCGTGTATCTCTGAGAAGTTCGGGCAAGTACCATCGTTTGCGGATGCAACCAACTGGCGACAATTGGCAGACCGCGATGGGTTTGGACATTGATGTTGTCCAGCAAGGCATACGCTGATGTTTAGGATTCTCCCGTTCTTTGGTGGTGATCCGCGCACAGTCGCGGAAATCGTCAATGGCATCATGAACGGCAAGACCAATAATGTCGGGGTTATCACGCTTGCAACCGGTGGGGCGACCACTACGACTATCACTGATAGACGCATCGGGCCGGACAGTATCCTATTGTTGACACCGGTAACAGCGGCGGCTAATGCGGATGCTGTGCCTTATGGGGCATTTCAAGACAATACAGATCAGACGATTGCAAGCACGACAACCGCTTATCCAATGACCTTTGACACGACAGATTACACCAACGGGGTGACTGTTGTAACGAGTGGCGGTAAGGCATCACGCTTGACTGTGGCGAATGCGGGGATGTATAACCTTCAATGGTCGGGACAATTCAACAATACTGATAGTCAAATTCATGACGCATCGGTGTGGCTTAGAAAGAATGGAACCGACATAGCGGGTTCAACGGGTGAGATTTCTGTACCTAACTCGCATGGCGGTGTGGATGGGCATACGCTTGTGGGGTGGAATTACTTTGTAGATATGGCGGCAAACGACTACATTGAACTCATGTGGTCGGCAACAAACACGGCGGTATCTTTGCAGCATTTGCCTACTAAAACCTCTCCCACAAGACCATCAACAGCGTCTTTAATTGCTACATTAAGCTATGTCAACACAGCAACCATTGCAAATGTGTATGTGAGTGCAAGGGGCAAGGGAACCGCAACGCTGACACATTTTGCAAACTCAACCGCTGACAAAACATTTGGATATGTGATTGTTGGCTGATACAATGACTCTAGTGGATGACCCCGCCGGAGTCCTTTTAATGAAAGGATAAGTCATGGCAACTTCAATGTCTACCTCTACGACCACAACGGCAGTAGACCCAAATATTCAACCGTATCTCACTTTTGGTCTGTCTGAGGCACGAAAGCAGTACGAAGGTGGTGGGCCAAAGTTCTACCCCGGTCAAGGGTATGTAGGCCCATCCACTGCCACACAAACCGCACTGCAAGCCCTACAAGCAAGGGCAATGGCTGGCAATCCTCTGCTGTCTCAAGCGCAAGGCAATGTCAGTGGGATGCTGGCGGGTGACTATCTCGGCGGTAATCCATTCTTTCAAGGTGCATTCCAACCCGCTGCGACTGCTGCACAAACTGCCTTCCAAAAGTCCATTGGTGACATTTCTTCCGCTGCTTCCAAAGCCGGACGATATGGCTCGGGTGCGATGGGCGACCTTCAAAGTCAAGCTGCTGGAACCTTTGCTCAAAAGCTGGCAGACACAGCGGGTAAGTTGTCCTACGAGAATTACGCTCAAGAACGCCAAAACCAAATGCGGGCACTCGGCATGGCTCCGGGCCTCGCAGAGGCCGACTATGGCGACATAAACAAGTTATTAGGTGCTGGTCAACTCGGTGAGGGGTATCAAACCTCTGCACTGCAAGCTGATATGGCGCGGTACAACTTTGAGCAAAACGCACCTCAAAGGAATCTGACGAACTATCTGAATATGGTTTATGGATTCCCTGCTGGCAAGACACAGACGCAAACCACACCGTATTACACCAACCCAACCGCTACGGCATTGGGTACGGGATTGCTCGGGCTGAATCTGTACAACTCTGCTAATCAAGCATTTGGAGGCGGTTTGTCTCGCGGTATAAAAAGCGGATGGGATTACTTAACGGGTGGGTTTAGTATGCCATCTTCTTCTGATGTGCAAAATGCTTATGGCAATCTGTATCAAAGCGGATATTCTGCTGATGACCTTTATGGCATTGTCTAAGGATAATCATGGCACTACTTGACATTTTCGGCACGACTCCATCCTACTACGGTGGGCTATTGGGTGAGGACGAGTTAAATCGCGTCCGGCAACAAGCCCAACAGCAAGCACTGCAAAACACTGCATTGGCTCTTTTGCAAGCTGGCGCACCGAGCAGAACGCCGGGTAACGAAGCACTCGCCATCGCTCAAGGTCTAGCGGGTGGTCAGCAAGCCTACAGACAGTCAATGCAAGAGGGCTTGCAAGACAAGATGCAGCAGATTCAGATTCAAGACTATCAGCGCAAACAGCAAGAGGCACAAGCGCAAAGAACTCGACAAGAGCAAATGCGTCAGATGTTCCCGCAAATCTTCACTCAGACCGTCACTCCCGAACAGCAAACGATGTACGGCGAAGCGGCTCGGGTCGTTCGTGACGATGAAGGCAATTTGATGCCGGGGGCACAGATTACCCCTGCACAGCGTCAAATCTCTGTTGACCCCAATAAGCTACAAGCATTGGCGATGTTGTCCAACGACCCATTGGCGGCATATTCGCAGATTGCCAAACTTGTGCCCGACTTGCGTAAAGCCGGATTCATTGGCGGTATGCAGCAAGAAAACCCATTCTCTGTATTTGCAAAGGATGAGAGTATCCCCGCACCATTACGGGCTGTGGCTTCTCAATACGAGAGAAGCTATGCAACGGGTCAGATCGATCAAGATACTGCTGATAAACGGTTGGCTGAACTCGGCACACGGGTGCAATCTGCTCAAGATCGCGCACAGTCACAAGCGGGAATTGAATCGCAACGAGAGGTAGTAAACAAA